CGCCGTTCGTGCTCTGGACCTTGCCGATGACGCTGATGCCGCTCGGGAAGGTGGTGCCCGAGCCGGAGTCGTGGCACTTGCCCGCCGCCGTGGAAGACGGCACCACGAAGTCGAGCGCGGTCGTGGCACCATCGAATTGACAACTCCCGAAGCCCATAATGGTGATCGTCGCGGTGCCGGTCGTGCCGCATCCGCTGGCGCAGAGCCCGAACGCGGCTCCGACGAGATCCCCCGTCGTGATGTTCCGGGCGACGGGCGGATCGTTGATCACCTTCACGAGCAAGCCGGTCGTCGTCCCGGTTGATCCTTCATTCGCGTAGTTGACTTGAATGGCCGACGTGGTGCTGAGGGGCACCGACCCTTCCACGAGCTTGCCGCTCGAATCGAATGCGGCGGCGGTCGCGGCCGTGCCGCTGCGCGTGGTGACGGCGAGTGAGCCGGGGGCGGTGATGGCGGAAGGGAGCGAGACGGTAACGGCTCCGGTAGACGGCGACGCGGTGATCTGATTCGCGGTGCCGGTCAACGACGTGACGCCACCGGCCGGCGTGCCGCACGTGAGCGAGCCGTCTGCTCCTAGCGCGGTGACAAACATGCCGGCCCCGCACGGCCCGCTCCCGGCGAAGTTCCCGATCGCCGTGGTGCCCGTCCACTTCGTTAGATTCGGCGACGTGCCTGATCCCGTGATGGTCCCACCGCTGCCCGTCGCGGTGACGGTACAGACGCCCGGCGCCGTCCACGCGCATGTGGTGCCCGAGCCGCAATTCAGGATCGGCGCGAAGTTGAGGACGCTGCCCGCGTTCTCGCACGTGAAGCCCGGTTGTGACACTTGCGCCGTCGCGGGCCCCGCGAGCAGCAGCAGCAGCGCCACGAGCAGCGGGATCATACGACTGGCGGGGCGTAGTAGTGAATCGCGAGTTTGCCGCTGGACCCGTTCGCGTCCAGCGTCGCGAGGAAGTGCTTCATCTCAAGTCGGTTGAGTGACGTGGTGGCGAGATTGAAGAAGAGGAAGCCGAAGTTATTCGTGAGCGCCACGGTACAGTTCGGGTACCAGAGCGCTCGAATGGGCCCGCCGACCACTTGTAGGAAGCCGAACTCGGCGAGCCCGACGTTCGTGACGTTGAAGGCCGCTTGCCCGGCGCCCACCGTGACTTCCTCATACGCGAAGGCTTCGAGGTAGCGCGTCTCCGCGCCGCGCCACGTGTAGGTGCCGAGCGGCATAGGCTACCGCTTCGTCGCGCTGAGGACGTTGCTGTGGAAGTCGGCGAGCCGATTCTTCGCCGCGTTCAACTCGGCTTGCGCCCCCTCGTACGCGGACTTGACGAGGCTCACGGCAATCTCGTGTTGCTTGAGATCGTCGGCGAGCGCTTGATCGTGCTCGTCTTTCGCCTTCTGCAAGCCGGCGGCGTGATCGGCCGACATAGTGGCGAACTTTCGGAGCCCGGCGTCGAGATCCTTTTGCACGACCATCAGATCGCTCGTCGCGCTGGCGTGGTGGAGCTTGACGTCGGCGAGCGCCTTCGTGATCTTGTCGCGCTCCAATTTCAGGGCCGCTATGTCCTGCTGCAACTGCTCGCGTTCCTTCTGCGTGGTGCGCATACGTAGATCCTCTTTAGCGGCGGCGTCCACCATCTCGTTCATCTGCGCGAGGGCGCCGAGCGCCTTGGTGAGTGGTGCGAGATTGGCGCGGAGTTCGTTGGCGTTCATCAGAAGCCTACCTTCGATCCGATGATCGTCACACGCACCGGGTTGCCCTCGGTGATGCGCGGTCGGATCTGAAACGGATTCAGCGTGACGTGGCAGATGCCGGGCGACTTCACCGGGTACCCATTGGCGTCGGGCAATTCAAACTCTTCGCCGTCCACGTGCGAGCGGCCGACGAGCACGGCTTCCCCGCCCTCGATCATCACCGTCTTCACGGGGTAGTCCACGATGGAGACCCACTCGCACTCATCCTTGTCGTTGCCGACCCACGTGATTTTGGTGCCGCGTCCGACCGCTTCGTTTCGTGAGGCTATCATCTAAGTCTCCCCTTGCGTCGGGTCGATGGTGATGCTCGTGCCGTTCTGCCACATGAACTTCACGCGCCAGTTGCCGTCTTGGTCCCGCTCGGGGCAGGCGGCAGCGGTGTCATAATGATAAAGCATCGTGTCAAGGTCCACGTAAATCGGCACCCTCGGCTCGGTCAAATTGCGGATGCGCTCGTACAGATACACGTCTTCGCTCGGCTCCTCGGGATCGTACTTGCCATAGACGAACCACGGCGGGTCGAGCCGGGCAAACACGTCGCGGGCGATCAGCACGCCGGAACCGGCAGCGGCCGGCACTTCGAGCAAGCCCGTCTGCCCTTTCAGTTCGGTCCACGTGTACCAGCGGTGCGCCGGGATGCCGTCTTTCCACTCGATCGCCTTGCACACGAGCGGGTGCGCGGGCGGGGCCGACGCGGTAACGAGCGCGGACACGACCGGCTGTCGGTGCCGCAGCAGCTTCATCACGGTATCAGGCTCGAACCAGTGATCGTCATCCACCGGGAAGAAGTGCGTGATATTATTGGGCGCTTGCTTGATGGCTTCGTTGCGATTTCTCGCCGCCGATTTGCCCGGCGCCCGAAGGCGAATTGAGCCCGGCGGAAGTTTCAGCGCATGAACGGAATGCTCGAAACCGATGTTGCGCGGGACTGGACCGGACGGGATGATGACGGCGACGCGCTGCGCGTGCTTCTCCTGCGCGAGCACGTTCATTTCCCGCATCGAATCGTGCTGCTGCTGGCCCGTCATCACGCGGCGGAAGGACGCGGAGTAGGGCACGCTCGGCCCGAAGCCGTGGCGCACGATCGACAGGCACGAGATGAGCCGCCTAAAACCCTTCTCGTCGGCCCGCGTGTTGTAGTCGAGATCATCGCCACCGTACCCGGTGAACTGCTCGTCCATCGGCCCGATGGCGGCAAGGGCGGCGGCGGGCAGGTAGACGCATACGAAGCAGATCGGATTCTTGGCGGCGAAGAACCGCGAGATCCGGCTGCACTGTGAGCGATCTTGCTCGTCGTTGCCGACACCGCCGTCGATCAGGGGCGAGATAATACCGGCGTCGGGGTGCTGGTCGGCGAGGTACGCCAGCGGGCCCACGAGCGGCATCGTCCACTCGCAGTCGTCGTTGACGAGCAGCACGTCGGTGTCGGGCCCGATATGCGCAAGCCCGCGATTGACGTTGCGGGCGAATACGAAGGGCTCGATGCCTTGCACCACTTCCCACTCTTGGGCGTGTGGACTATTCGGGTCGAGGTGAAAATCACCGCTGGCTACGACAACCCGTCGCACCGTGTAGTCTTCGTGTTTGAGGATCGAGTCGGCCAAGCGGTCGAAGATATCGGGGAAGCGCGTCAGCGTGAGGATCGCGACCTTGCGCCGCACGCTCACCATTCCTTCACCGCCCGCTCGAATTGATAGACAAACTCGGCCGCGTTGAACGCGTCGCCGACGTTCCGCCGCCGCCACTCTCGAATCTTCGAGTCGTCCGTGGTTGCTTCAAGCATCAGATTGTAGAGTTCCTGCCGGCTCGCCACATGGTCGGCTTCGAGCGGGTAGCGCACTACCTCATCATAGAACGGAGAGAGACTCCACGCGTACGGGGCGAACTTCCACGCGCCGTACATGATGGTCGGCACGCCACGCGCCACCGCGAGCGTCGGCAGCGTCCACGGGCCCGCGACGACGAGATCGGCGTCGTCCACCGCCCGCACCGCGTCGTCCACCATGCCGTTGCCTTCGACGTACGTGACGTGTGGTTGCTTGTCGATCCCGAGGGCTCCGAACTGATGGACGTAGCGCACGGTCAAATCAACGCTCGGGTCGGACGATAGGAAGAGATGCATCCGAGCATTCAGAGGCGGCAGATGATCGTCGTAGCTGCCATCGGCCATCGCGTGAGTGGGCGCGAGCAGCACCTTCATACGGCCGAATCCTCGAAACGGCCGGAACGGGCGCCGCTCGCAGAAGTGCCAACCCATGATGAACATGCGCCGCCCGAGCCCGAAGCCGGTGCTCAGTAGCACGGACTCTTGGCCCTCGGACGCGACGAACGCCCCCACGGTGTTCTTGTGCGGCGGGCAGGGGATCACGAGCCCGGCGCCGTGGGGATGCAGGAAGACGCGGCGGTGCGACTCGCAGAGCGTGCGATACGGCTCGTAGTTCGTGTCGTCCGAGTCCGTCAGCAGCGCGTCGCCGAGATCCGTGACGAGTTCGTGCCCGGCGCTTTCGAGCGCGTCGAAGAGCGGCTGCCCGTTGCCCCGATTGTCGTGGACGCAGATTCTCATGGCATCCCCTTCACGCGGCACGTGCTATAGCCGAGGATGATGCACAGTTTGCACTTGCCGTCCTGATGTATCTCAATCTCGTGCCGGCAGACCGAGCAGCGGGCCGGCGCCGGATCGGGGAGCTTCCGCACGTTATGTCTGGTATTGCTCATGCATCCCCTTAGCCCGGTCCTCGGGCGCCCATCGTTCATTTCTTGAACGTGCCTTCGCCGCTCGCTGTTCGGCCCCGCGCATCGGATAATGGCGAAGGATCAACTTCTCGGGGCAGACCTTGCGGCCGGGGAATGTCACCTTGTGACCGCCCGTGCCGGCGAGATCCACGAGCAGATCCGGCGTCTGCCACCACGCTTTCAACTGACCGTTGTGATTGTCTATGTGATCGGCGAGTCGTTCGGTAAAGTACGTCTCGGGATGATGAACGAGAGGATCGTACCCGTCGCGTGGCGCGTACGTCTCGACGCGATGATCCACGGCGTTCCATCCGGCCATGCGCACGCGCCGGAAGAACTCGTACAGCGTCTCGCCGTCCACAGGCGAGCGTCGGATCTCATCGGCGTCGTGGTGCAGCGCCCAAAATGCTCCACGCGTCTGCGCGTACTGAAACGCGGTGTGGGCGGTGTGATCGAGCATCCGCTGCCACGATACGACGGGCTCGGGCCCGTAGATCGGCCAGCGCTCGACGTGCCACATGCTGCCCTCGGCCATCGCGATCTTCTCGGTGGCGTCGGTGCTCCAATTGTTGAAGAGATTGACCCCGACGCCTTCGTGTTGTAGATGATGAATCACGTGGCCGATGATATCGGCTTCGTTGTAGGCCCACATGAACGCGATGGCGATCATTGCGGTGGTCTCCCGGTGCCTCGGCACCAATCGCCACGTATGGGCCCGTCGTGCGCGTACAGCACACCGCTCGGCCGCAGCGTGACTGACTTGCCGCAGAAGGGACACACGCCACGCGGCAGCATCACTTGCCGTCGTCTTTCGGTGGTGGCGTGCCGCCGGCATCGCAGCCGCCGTGCCAGAACGGCGTCCCATCCACGCGGCTCGCGACCTTCTTCTTGCACTTCGGGCACACGATCAGCAGGAAGCCCATCAGCGTCTCCTTCCTCGGCGGGGTTTTCGCGCGCCACGTATCCAACCGAAGAAACGTTTCTGTCGGTCAGTCAGCGCGTGCCCCTGTGCCCGATTCTCCCGAAGCATCTGCCCCGCCTTCGATGCGCTGAGTTTTGCCATTGCGTTTCTCCTGTAGGCGCCGCCTTTTCTCTGCCATCGCCCTACGTCCGATGGCGCCTATCACGGCCATAGATGGAACGGGCGTCGCGTCAAACTTCTCACCGGGGAATCGAGGGGCAATCGGGAGCCCGAACATCGTGCGCCATTCGGTAATGTGTCGGATGATCGCCGAAGTTGTGAGATAAGATAGTCCGACTTGAATCGCCGCGAAGAGTACAGCCTGTCGGGATGTTCCCATAGCCCGCGCTCGTTGCGTAACTTGATCGCTCGTCAATTGTGGCAGATAAATCGAGAACGACGTGAAGCCGGCGGATTTGAGCTTGGCGTACTTCACGCGATTGCGGGCCCTCGCCATGCGCCGTTGATGATCGGTGAGTCGTCGTCTCCCCCCAACGATGCTTGACATTGTCCCTCAGCACGTCTATACATCGCTTGTGACGAAAAAGTCAAATACTCTCTCAGAGCCTCAGATCCCCACGCCATCGGAATTCTGGAAATGGGCGAAGAACATTCCCGTGGCGAGTCGCGATACAGGATTCGCGCCGATCACGCCGTGGGGCACTCAAACTCGGCTCATCGAGCAGATCCTCACCGGGCTTCGAGAAGGCGTACACCAATACTTGGTAACAAAGGCAGGACAGATCGGCGCGACGCAAGCGCTCGTGCTGCTCGGCGCCTACTGGATGACGCACTTCCCCGGCACCCAGGGCGCTCTGGTCGCTAATGAAGACGACGTGACGAACTTCAATCGCGACAATCTCTCGGGCATCATCAAGGTCGATCCGAAGCCGTGCGAGATCCGAGTCAACAATAAATCCATGCTCGCGCTGGCGAATGGATCGCGCTTGCTGTTTCACACGGCGGGCCCGCGTAGCGGCCATCGTCTCAGCGTCGGACGAGGGTTCAATTACGCGCACGGCACCGAACTCGCGCTGTGGCAGAATCCCGCCGCGCTCACGATCATGCGCACGCGTTTCTCCGATTCGCATCCGTACCGTCTCGCCGTCTTCGAGACGACACCGCGTGGTTTCAATTGGTGGAAGGATGTGTGGGACGAGGCGGAAGACGCGATCGACATTCGCAGGATCGACTTGCTGTGGTGGATGCGCGAGGATTATCAACTCGACAAGTCGAGCGAAGCGTTCAAGCGCTACTGGAACGGACAACTCCGACCGAAAGAACGACGGTGGGCCCGCGAGCTAGAGCGGCGCTACGATACGACGCTCACGCCCGAACAACTCGCGTGGCGCCGATGGTACGAAGCGGAAAAGGCGGGCGGCGATTCTCGTCTCGCCGATCAGGAGATGGCGACCCTGATCGAAGACGGTTTCAACGCGACGGGCATCTCGTTTCTCTCGTACGATTCGATACGCCGTTGTCGTCGCACCGTGAGCACCGCGCCGACGCCCGATCGCTGGCGCTACGAGTTCGGCGCGAACATCGAAGACACGAAGTTGCGCAAGACGATCCCCGAACATCAGCAACTCATCGTGTGGGAAGAGCCGAAGCCGATCGACGGGTACGTCGTCGCTGGCGTGCCCGCGTATAGCGCGAATCCCGAGTGCGCCGACTACGTAACGACGGTGTGGCACGCGACGCGCGACGCGCTTGAGCAAGTCGCGGAGTTCTCGGAAGAAGAACTCGGTATGCAGGAGTTCAGTTGGTGCTGTGCGCATCTCGTCGGGACGTTTCAAGCGCCGCGCAAGGCATTCATCCTCGAAGTTTCGGGCATCGGATCGGGCGTGCTGCAAGAGTTGAAGCGGCTACAAAACTCGGGATGGGGCACGTCGGTGAAACCGCGTCTCTCCGAGGTGGTTGGCGGCATCAGACACTACCTCTGGAGAAGGCCCGATACGCTGGCCGGCGGCGCGGCGCTCCAATGGAAGTCGTCGCCCGAGTTGCAAAACATCTTGCTGAATAGATTTCGCGATCAAATCTCCTCGGGTCGTGTTACTGTCCGCTCACCGGCCATGCTAGCCGAGATCGAGCGCACGCGACAGGACGGGGAGAACTTCAAGCCGGAAGGCCGACAACCGGCGAACCATCGGCTTATCTCGGGAGCGCTCGCCGTCGAATGCTGGTCCGCGCAACTGGTCCCGCTCTTTCAACGCGTCCAGGGCACGAGCACCGCGACGAGCGTGACCGGGCGCATGGTCGGTGACTTCTTCGGCCGGCTGCGCGGCAAGGGGCCGGTGAAAACGGTGATGGGATAAGATGCCGTCCCCCAGAGCAGACTTTGAATGTCGGAAGTGCGAAGCCACGATCGAGAGCTTGCCGATCGACTCGATCCTCTGTCCACGTTGCGGTGCCAAGCGCGGTTTCCGCCGTCTCTACAACAAAGTTCAGGTGAGCACACGCGGACACCGGGCAGCGCGATTCATCGACAAGCGTATGCGCCCCGCAATGGACCAGCACACGTCACGCAAACAATCGGCGAAGCGATTCGAGGATGGCGTGACCGAAGCGAAGGAACGCATGTGGGAGTCGGCGACGCCCGATCAGCGACAGCAACTCGACGCGGCGGGACAGAAGCCGGGCCCCGGTGGCATGAAGGCGCACACGAACATTCCTGCTGCGCAAGCGTTCGCGGCGATCGACCCGATTGCCCGACACGATTCACGCATGTACGCGTACCCCGCGCTGAAACGCAAAGTGGTTCCGAACTGGCAACGCTAACCGGAGCGCATCATGGCCGAAGTCGAGACAGAATCCGAAGGCGTGCGCGTCTCAGAAGAAGTGCGCAAGTGCGAAGTCTCTCGCCAGCAACGACGCACCGTCGCCGAGGTCATGCGACTGTGGAAAGAACGCGGTTCGCAGAGCGGCGAACGGGCGAGGTACAACAAAATTGAGAGTCATTTAGACCGCGTTGCGTCATACCTGTATGCACCTGATACTGTTCGCTTCGGTGTACACCTTCCGCCGGCCGTGCGAGAAGCGTGGTTGCCCGCGTCGGAAATGGCGCGTGACGAGTTCCGCGAGCGCTGGCGCGATTCCAAATCCGATCTCGCGATTTGCATGTTGATCGAGTGGGCGCTCGTGTACAACAGCACCGTCGCGAAGGTGCAACATGATCCCGGACCCGGCTTCACGACGGGCTATATCCAGCCGTGGGACTTCGGCGTCGGCCGCGAAGACGTGCCGGAATTGGACGCGCAAGACGTGATGGCGCACTGGTACACGCTCTCGCTTCCGCAGATCGACCGATGGTTGCACGATGATCCGCGCCGCGAGCGCTTGCTCGCCATTGCCCGCGAGCATCAGCGCACGAATCAATCCTCGGCCGGCGTGAGCGGGCTCGTGGTGTCGAGCATTCAAGGCATCTGGCCGAACAGCAGCGTGACCGGCGGATTTCCCGGCGAGCCGAATCTCGGCATGAGTCTCACGGCGGCGGCGGTGGAAGAGCCGACCGTGACGTTCGTGGATTGCTGGGAGCGGCGCTTGTACCGGCGCGTCGATCCGATGAACCGCCGTCGCAAGGGCGAAGTCTTCGAGGATTGGCAAGTGAGCACGATGATCGCCGACTCGAATCTCCTGTTCTTGCAGCGCCGCAACCCGGATCTGCCGTGGGTCCGCGTGTCCACCGATCACGCGCTGCCGGCCGAAGTGCCGTTCGTGATGATGACGCCGCGTCCGCTGCCGGATTACTTGTGGGGCCGACCCGAGATCGACAACCTTCGCGGCTTGCAGCAGTGGATCTCCGAACAATTGATTGATATGAACACGAATATTGGTAAGCAACTCGATCCTCCAAAGTTTTTTTCAGGAGTCCCCGATTGGGAGGAAGCGAATAGATCATTAAATACGCCAGGTGGCGGCGCATCGTCGGCCGAGCCCGGAAGTAAAATGGACAAGCTCGATTTCAAGATGGGCGAAGAGCCCTTCAAGTTCCTGCAACTGGAAAACGCGATGTTCGCCGACGTGAGCGGCATTCCCGAGTCGATCCAAGATCCCGGCAACATTCCCGGCGGCGTGCGCTCGACCGGCCAGTTCGGGCAAGTCTCCGATATCGCCGCCGGCCGCATTCGCAAGATGGCGCTCGTGATCGAAGATCCGATCGGCTCGATTGCCACGAAAGCGTTTCATCTCTTGCAGCGCCACGAGACGCAGCCGTTCGCGCTCCGCGACGGGCGCACGTTCCTGCTGTCGCAACTCCCGGCCGGGCTCTCGCTCCGCGTGGACGCGCACAGCGCCGCCCCGATCTTCCGCGTGCAGACCGAGAACAAAGCGGTGCTGCTCAAGAAGACGGGCGCCATCGGGTCGGAAGACTTCGTGGAACTGCTCGACCCGCCGAATCGCGACGAGTTGAAGGACAAGGCGCGGCGGATTGACGAGAACAAGGCCGAGTTCGCGCAAAAGAAACTCGCGATCGAACAGGAAAAGGCCGAAGCCAAGCGACGCAAGTGAGGTTGGCGAATCCTACCTCGGTTCGCGATGAGATGACGGCGGTAGCACACGCCGCCAAGATCGCCGTCGCTCCTGATGCCTGTCCGAAGTGCCACGCGCCCCCGAACTATTTCAGTCGCTACCCGTACTCGGTGGAATGCGTGTGCGGATGGACCGGCTTCTTTCGCTTGCCCGTCTCGACCGAGCCCGACGTGCTCGAAACACAAGCCGAACGCTCGCAGCGGCTCTCGAAAGCCGCGCTCTCCCGCATTCGTAACATGACGCCCGATCAACTCGCGGCGCACATGCAACGGATGCAGGATAAGAGACACGGCAAGTCCTAGTCGTCTCCTAGCATAATTGACGCCTTCCCCGCGCGTGGTGTACCCGTCTGTTCTGAGGAGTTGACCTATGCCCAGGTACAACCGACGGAGCAAGCGACGCAGCAAGCGGTAACTGACCGCCGAAAGGGGGAGTGACGCGTGATCAAGCATGAGAAGGACGAGATGGTGCGCAACCGTAGAGGCCGGCGTCGGCGCCGGTAGGCCCCATGCGCGTCATGCCAGGGGGAGGATTCCCGCCCGCGCCGCCAGCGGCGAGCGCTCCCGGTGGTCCTTCCCCTTCCATGATGCCGCAGCAAGGCGGGCTCGAAGCGCAAGCGATGATCGAGGTGAACATGGCCGTGCGCGGGTTGATCAACGCGCTTGGAAAATATAAGCGGATCGACACCGATCTCGGCAAGTCCATCGTGGACGCCTTGAAGATCCTCGGCAAGGTGACGCCCGAGATCAGCGAGTCCGTGGGACAGTCCGAAGTCGCGGCGCTGATGTCGCAAGCGCAAGCCGTGACGCCGAACAACCCGATGGCGAAGCCGCAGCAGACGCAACCGACGATGCTCGGAACGGGTCGGCCCGCGCCGATGCCGATGCGATGAAGGTGCAGACCGAATTGACTATCGAGAGGATGATAGCGATGGAGCCCAACACCGGATGCTGGCTCTGGACCGGCGCCGAGAACGAGAAGGGCTACCCGCGTTCTCATGGGAAAGGTGTGCATCGCATCATGTACGATAGATTCGTCGGGACCATCCCGAAGGGGATGGAGATCGACCACACGTGCCGCGTGCGGTCCTGCGTGAACCCTCGGCACCTTGAGCCGGTCACGCACCGAGAGAACGTGCTGCGAGGCATAAGCTTCATAGCCGAGCGGGCGTTCGCGTCGCATTGCAAGCGCGGGCACGCGTTGAAAGACGACAACCTCGTGCCGCGTGCGAACGGCAGGAGAGAATGCCGAATCTGCTGGCGGATGCACGCACGCAATGTGTACGCCAGAAAAAAGGAGAACGCTCATGCCTAGCATGGAAAAATGGAGCCCAAGCCCTACGGGAGTCAGGGACCCCCGTGATTCCAAGAAGCGTAATTCGATGTTTTGGAACTTCCCCCGCTTCCTGAAATTCGGCGGGGCGCCGCACGCGCCGATGCAAGCCGGCACGAAGGATATCAACACGAAGCCGGGCAGCAATCAGGACGCGAGCGGGCCGATCACGGATCGCGGCCGGGGCCGGTAATGCCCGACAGCACCGTCGAGACGAAGCCCGAGCCCGCCGTCGATCAGCAGCAGCAAGCGTTGCTCGACACCGGCAAGCTCTTCACCGCGCTCGCCGCCGATCCCAAGCACCGCAAGAAGGTGCTCGCGCTGGTCAAGGAAGTCAACCCGAACGTCTCGATCCCCGAACTCGATATCGACAAGGCGGTGCAGGATGGCATCGCGGAAGCGAGCAAGGGCAAGGACGAGCAGATCGCGGAGTTGACGAAGAGCGTGAAGGATCTCGCGTCGAAGGTGTCGCGGCGTGAGTTCATCGAATCCACGGGGCTCACCGAAGACGAACTCGTGGAAGTGGAGACGCTCGCGAAGGAATCCGGCATCACGAAGGGCGAGACGGCGATCGAGCACTGGAAGATGCGGAACCAACTCGGGACGCCGCGCCCGACCCGCCAAGCGAAGGAATCAGAGGAATACCTCGGGAAGCTCCGCAAGGTGAAGCCCACGGATGGCGCGCGCTTGAAGGCGCTCGCCATCGAAGAAGGCACGCGCATTCTCCGCGAAACGCGGGGCCGGCGGGCCGGATAGGAGCGTCGCATGAAACGGGAGTTTATTGGTGTTCTGCAAGCGTGGGGGGCGCAGGGCAGCATGTTCGGCTCCCGTCAAACGGTGTCGGTCGGCACGTCCGCGACGAGTTATCTCGCCGAGGGCGCGTGGTTCGTGGAAACCGACGCCAATTCGACCGTCAAGGGCACGTACGATGGCGGGACCACGTTCGTCACGATGATCGCGGCATCCTCGGCCGGGGTCGTGCCGAGCGACGGGTTCACGGTGGCCGTCGTCGGCGGATCGGCGCCGGGCACCGCGCACAAAACTCAAGTCTTCACGTGGCAGTAAAAAGGGGGCGATAGGCGATGGCACTGCTCAACTTCGGCGTCATCCCGCCAGCGGCGGCGGGCGGGACAGAACTCCAGAACACGACGCGCCGCGCGGTGATGCCGGCCGTGGTCGTGCAGATCGGCAAGTCCACCGTCCTCTTGTCCTCGATGCTCTCGGGCGCCGAGCCGGTGGTCGGCGGTGTGTCGCCCGTCACGATTCCGATTCAGGGCGTGCGCATGGTGCAAGGCGCGTGGACCGACTATTCGGGCCAGTTCGCCGCGCCGCAAGTCCTGCCGGGCTTGCAGAACGCGGAGTACAACCTTGCCGCGTTCGTGGTCGGCATCCCGTACTTCCTGTTTGAAGGCTTCGTGCAGCAGGACGCCGAACTGGTCCCGATCATTTGGGCCCGGATGAACGACGCCGGCAACTACACGAGCGATCAACTCGCGCTCGCGCTGTGGGCGGCGCTGTCGGCCAATACGAACCTGATGCCGTTCTCGATCAACGACGTGATCGCGACGACCGACCCGGCGCAGGGCGCCCTCGGCAATCTCGCCGTCGCGAGCAATGCGTTCTGGGTCGCGAACAGCAGCAGCATTGCCACCATCAACACCGGCTCCTCGGCGTGGTCCCGCGTGAACACGCTCGGCGCGATCACCTTCTCGCAGAAGGGCTCGGGCGGTGAGCCGCCCTCGTGCGTCATCGTCTCACCGGGCGCGTGGATGGCGATCGCCGGGGATGCGATCGGCAACGAGCGATACATCGTGGACAAGGAAGGCACGTACGCGGACGCGGCCGAGGGCGCCACCATCGGCTTCCCGGCGATCAACGTCGGGGGCGTGCCGGTGTACGCGGATCTGTACCAGACCGTCAACACGGTCGCGCTCATGCCGAACTTCAACTACTTTTCGGCCAAGATCCATCAGGAAGCCGCCTTCGCGGTGGCCGGGCCCGAGAGCTTGCTGCCGCAGTTCCAATTGGGCTACGTCATGGCCCTTTTTGTTTTGCTTTCATTCGTTTGCAGCAAGCGATCGGCGCAGTCCATCGTCACGTCATTCACGGGTGCCTTCGCGATCTAATCGGAGACACGGACCGAACGATCACACGGCGCTGCGCTCTTCGGGGCGCCAGCGCCGTTAGTGTTTCGGGAGAACGACTTATGTGGCTTGCGCTGCTGCTCGTGTTGCTGATGCCCGCGCTGGCGTTCGCGCAGAGCGGGCCCGGCTTGTGGCAAGTGGCGCCGGGCACGCAACTCTCCGTCTGCACGAACATCGGAAGCCCCGTCACCAATCGCACGTGGTGCGCGGACGGGAACGCGCCGTACAACTGGCGCGTGTGGAACGGCACCATGTACGTGCCGATCTCGGGCGGCGGGGGCGGCACCATCACCGGCACGGGCGTGTTCCCGTTCCTGGCGCGGTGGTCGGGCGTCACCGGCACCGTGCTCGAACAATCGACGGTGGTGGACACGGGCGTCGAGTTCGGCGTCACCGAGCGGCTCGGCGTCTACAATAATCCGCTGCGCTTCTACGACGCGACGGGCACCAACTTCGCGGCGCTGCAAGGGCAGGCGATCATGAGTACGAGCTACACGTGCCGGATGCCGGGGGATAGCGGCACGTCGGGGCAAGTGCTGAGTACGGACGGCGGCGGCGCCGGATGCAATCTCTCGTGGGTCAACTCGGTCACCGCGTTCGGCGGCGGCGGCATCCCGCCCCGCATCGCCATCTTCCAGACGCCGAACTCGATCACGAACTATGCCGGCACCACGTGCGCGTTAGATCAGGCGATGCAGGGGCTCGACGTGAACGGCACGGCGATCTGCGTCGGCAACCAAGCGGGGCTCTCGGGCACCACGCAGTTCTGCAATACGACCACGACGGCGGCGGTGGTGTTCTCGCCGGCCACGTCCACCGCGAACTACAGCGTGACGCTCGGCACGTCGCCCGCGAGCGGCACGCCGCCCCATATACTCGCCGACTACAACACGCGCACCACGACCGGCTTCAACCTCACGATCACCGATCAACCGGGCACCGGCAATTGCGTCAACGTGTCGTGGACCGTCAACGGCACGGCGGCGGGCTCGAGCGGCACGCCGGGCGGGTCGCCGACGCAAGTGCAGTACAACGCGGGCGGCGTCTTCGGCGGCATCGCCAACACGTCGAGCGACGCCACGTCCTTGATCTTCGCGAACGCGGGCTCGAAGTGGGCGGGCTCCACGTCGGGCAATACGACGGTGAACGCGAGCGCTGTCGCCAGCGGGACGCTCACGCTGCCGGCCGCGACCGACACGCTGGTCGGCAAGGCGACGACCGATATCTTCACGAACAAGACGTACGACACGGCCGGCACCGGCAACGTGTTCAAGATCAACGGCACGCAAATCACCTTGATCAGCGGCAACACGAACAAACTCGCCAGCGCGTCGGGCACCTACACCCTGAACGACTGCGCGAAGTTCGACGCCAGCGGCAACATCGTGGACGCGGGCGGGCCGTGCGTGGCGAGTAACGTCGCGTGGAAGACGTGTACCTTCTACGTCGGAGCCGACAACGCGTCGGCGGTGCTCGTGGACGGCGATATCGCCCCGCAAGGGCGAGTGTGCTTCGTGCCGAAGGGGGCGACGGTCGTTGAAGTCACGGTCGCGGCCGATGCCGGCACGCCGAACGTCGTGGTGTCCAAGAACGTCACGGGCGGGGCCGTCACGAACCTCTTGAGCGCGGCGCTCGCCACCGCGTCGGCCGGCGGCGTGGCGTGTAGCAATACCGGCGGCACGACCGGGCTCGACGGCGTGACGACGTGCTCGGCCACGCTCATCAACACCGCGATCGCGGGGGGTACGTGGCTCCAGACGCAGAGCGCGACGGCCGGGGGCGCCGCGAAACGTATGTCCATCGCGGTCACGTGGACGGTGCCCTAATGAGGATCACGACGATGAGTCGATTGCTGATCGCGGTGCTCGTGCTGGCCCTCGCGGGCCCGGCGTCCGCGCAGACCTTTTGGAGCTTCGACAATCACCGGGCGCGTGTCGAGTCGAACATTCCGAACAGCGGCAGTTTGCCGGGCACGTGCAACGTCGGGGATATCTACGAGCAGAACGGCGTCGGGTTCTTCTTCTGCGATCCCGCGAACACGTGGAACGCCGGATCGAGTGCCTTGACGGGCTCGGGCGCGGCGAATCGCATGACGTACTGGACGGGCGGGTCCACGCTGTCGAGCAGCCCCGCGTTCTCGATCAATCTCGCGAACCAGCGGTTCGACATTGGCGACGCGTCCACGGCGAGCGGCGAACTCCGGTTGAAGGGGGTCACGAGCGGCGCGGTGACGGTGACGGTCGCGGACGTGGCGGGCACCACGACGTTCAAGTTGCCGACCGCCGATGGCGCCAACGGCGATTGCCTCGTGACCGATGGCGCCGGGCAACTGGCGTTCTCGAACATCTGCACGGGCTCGGGCTCGGGCATCACGAGTTTGAACGGGCTCACGGCGTCGGTGCAGACCGTCGCGTCCGGCGGGACCAATGTGAATTGGTCGAGCGCCAGCAGCACGCATACCTTCACGTGGACGGGGCAATTGTCGCTGGCACGCGGCGGCACGAATGCCGATCTCACGTCGGGCTCGTGTAGCAATTGCTTCGTGAAGACGAACAGCGGGCCCACCGCGCTCACGCTGCAAGCCCCGCCGATCCCCGTCACGCAAGGCGGCACCGGCTTCACCGCCTTCGGGACGACGGGCGGCGTGCTGTGGGCCGATACCACGACATCGCTCGCCCTCTCCTCCACGCTGGCGAATCACGTACTCGTGGTCGGCGGGGGCGCCAGCGGGGCGCCGAGCACGATCGCCGCCGGCACCGGGCTCGCGACGCAAGTGCTCCACGGCGCGGCCGGCGCCAATCCGACGTGGAGCGCGGTGAACCTCGGGACCGACGTGACCGGAGCGCTCACGGTGCCGTTCGGCGGCACGGGCGTGCTGTCGATGTCGGGCACGGGCGCGATCCTCTACGCCACGAGCACGACCACGCTCGCGTCCTCCGCGCCACTCGACAACCACGCCGTCGTGATCGGGGGCGGCAGTGCGCAGCCGCCGCACACGATCAGCACGGGCACGTCGGGGCTCTTCCTGCAATCGCAGGGCGCGGGCGGTGATCCGATCTGGGCGCCGGCCAGCGCGGGCGTCATCACGGGCACGCCGGGCACGCTGATCAAGTTCATCTCGACCACGACGGGCGGCGATGCGACCGGGCTCACGAATCCCTCGGCGGGCGTGATGGACGCGTCGCTGCGCTATCAACTCGGCGGCACGCAAGCGCTCTTCTATGTCGGCATCGACTCGCTCATGGTCGGCGCCGGGGGGTCGAACAACACCGGCACGGACGTGCTGATGGTCGGCTTGAACAACGCGCCGAACAACACGGGCGACGAGAACACCTTCGTCGGCTTCGCGGCCGGCCAGTCCAATACCTCGGGCGAGGAAAACCTGTTCGTGGGCACGTGGGCGGGCCGGGACAACACGACGGCGAGCGGCAACACGTACATGGGGTACATGGCCGGGCGCACGAACATTCTCGGCCAGCAGAACACATACGTCGGATGGGGCGTGCGGTCCAGTATCACGACGGGGAGCTTCAACACGTTCGTCGGCTATCAGGCGGGCGGTGAAGTGGCGGTGACGGGCGATCACAACACGTCGATCGGTTTGGGGTCGGGACAATTCGTCGGGAGTTGGAACACGGCCATCGGGCAGAACGCGGGATCGAACGGCTCGACCTTCGACAGCACGATCTCGATCGGCGCCGGGGCTGCGCCGCTTGCGAGCAATCAGGCGGTGATCGGCGGCGACACGCTCGGCAACGGCCACATTACCTCCGTGTACATCGGGCAGGGCGTCACCAATGCGAGCCCGTCCACGGTGACGCTCAACACGACGGGCGGCTCGGGCACGAACATCGCGGGAGCGCGGCTCAACGTCGCGCCCGGTATCGGCACCGGCAACGCGGCGCCCGCGTCCATCTTCTTTCAGACGAGCACGGCCGGATCGAGCGGTACCACGCCGCAGACGAATATGGAGCGGTGGCGCATCAACGGCGCGGCGGGCGGCAACCTCACGGCGATGAACGGCGCGAACCTCGTGATCCCGACGCAAGCCACGATCTCGGGGCAAGCGCTCTTGCAGATCGACTCGACGGGCTTGGTGACGAAGACGGCCGGATCGAGTTGCGGAGCCGGCGGCGGGCTCGTCACGATCGCCGGTACCAACACGTCGGGCACGGTGACGTTCGCGA